GTCTTCACTGATCCGCCCTACAACGTAGCCTACGAGGCAAGACGGCTAAGAAGCTCACCATCGGTAACGATGCCCTGGGCGACGAGTTTCATGAATTCCTGCGTGAGGCGTGTGCCAACATGCTCGCGGTGACCAAAGGCGCCGTGTACATCTGCATGTCCTCATCGGAACTGCACACGCTCTATCGGGCCTTCACGGATGCCGGCGGACACTGGTCCACGTTTGTTATTTGGGCGAAGCATCATTTCACGTTGGGACGGTCCGATTACCAACGGCAATACGAGCCGATCTTGTACGGGTGGCGGAAAGGCACTGATCACTTCTGGTGTGGCGCGCGGGATCAGGGCGATGTGTGGTTCATCAAAAGGCCGATGGCGAACCTGGACCATCCGACGATGAAGCCGGTCGAGCTGGTCGAACGTGCGATCCGGAACTCCAGTAAGACGCGCGATACGATCCTGGACCCATTCGGTGGCTCCGGGACCATGGTTATCGCTTGCGAGAAGACCAGGCGACAGGCACGGCTGGTCGAGCTCGATCCGAAGTACTGCGATGTGATTTGTCGCAGGTTTATCGACTTCTCCGGCAAACCAGTCGTCCTGGAGGCAACGGGCGACACATTCGACACCGTGTCAGCCGGAAAGGTTGCCGCTTGACCGGTGTATCCCTTCGCGACTACGCACGAATGCGAAAGGCTGCGGGCCTTCCCGGCGGAACCCTGCGTGCGGTCCAGAAAGCCATTGCCAGCAAACGGATTAGGACACTGCCAGACGGCAGCATCGATCCGGAACAAGCCAACCGCGATTGGATCAAGAACACTTTCGCCGGCCAGACGCTCCATGTTGCGCCAGTCGCGGCGCCTTCGCGCAGCAGTTCTCCGATTCCGCTAACGCCGACCGCCGATGGGTTAGGGGATTCGGTTAGCGCGTATCTTCGGGCGCGCGCCGTCAACGAGACGTACAAGGCGAGGGTCGCCAACTCGAATATGAGGAACGCTCGCGCAAGCTGATACCGGCAGAGCGGGCAGCCGAGTACGCTGCGACCTTCTCGGCGATCGTCAAGGATGCATTGATGGCGTTGCCGGACCGGTTGTCTCCCATGCTGGCGGCCGTGGACGACGAGAAGGCGATTCATCGCATGCTGACCACCGAAGCTAACGCAATCTTGCGGAAAGTGAACAAAGCGGTCGCCGATTCGGGTCTCTGATGCAACCATTCTCCATGTCCGAGATCGGCGCCGCCGCCGTACTGCCGCCTCGCGACATAACCGTCTCGCAGTGGGCGGATGAGCATCGTGTCTTAACCGGCGGTGCGGCAGCTGAGCGGGGACAGTGGCATACGCGACCGTACCAGCGCGAGCCAATGGACGTACTGAGCCCGTCGCATCCGTGCCGACAGGTCGTGCTCTGGTCCGCGGCGCAGTTGCTCAAAACGGAAACCTTGCTGAACTTCATCGGCTTCATCGCTGACATCGATCCGGGACCGGTATTGATAGTTGAGCCACGGAGCGAAGATGCCAAGGCGTTATCGAAAGATCGTCTGGCGCCGATGTTCCGTAGCACGCCGGCATTGCGCGGAAAGTTGTCGCCGGCCAAATCACGTGATTCCAACAACACGACGTTGCACAAGGTTCTGGCGAATGGAGCCGGGCACGTTACGCTGACCGGCGCGATCTCTCCATCCGGATTGGCGATGCGGCCCATACGTTACGCGCTGTTGGATGAAGTCGATCGTTATCCGGCAAGCGCCGGCGCGGAAGGTGATCCGGTATCACTCGCCATTCAGCGCACAGCGGAATTTGCGCATAACAAAAAGGTAGTTCTGGCATCGACTCCGACAATCAAAGGCATCAGTCGGATTGAGCTTGCGTGGCGTGAAAGCGATCAGCGCGATTACTTCGTCCCTTGCCCCAAGTGCGGTCACTTCCAGGCACTCGTGTTCGGTGATGGTACAGGGCCGGGGCTGGTGTGGTCCGCGGGTAACCCCGATGAGGCGATGTACCGATGCGCGGGGTGCCAGGAGCTGATCCCCCATCACCAGAAGGCATGGATGGTAGAGCGCGGGGAATATCGCGCCGCGAATCCCTCCTCGCCAATCCCGGGATTCCGCCTGTCGCAGTTGATCTCACCGAAAAAGTCCTGGGGAGCAGTTGCCGTGGAGTTTCTCGCAGCGAAGAAATCGCCGGAAACCCTGAAGGCATTCATGAACACAGTCCTGGCGGAGTTATGGGAAGAGCGGCATGAAGTCCCCATGGATGCGCAGGCACTCTTGAACCGGTGCGAGCCGTTCGCGGCCGAGGCGCCGGAGGGAGTGGCAGTTATCACCGCGGGTGTGGACGTCCAGGCAGACCGACTCGAGGTGGAGATCGTTGGATGGGGCAGGGATGAAGAGTCCTGGTCGATAGCCCAGCACGTCATTCCAGGTGATGTAACCGGCACTGAGGTGTGGGAGCAACTGGATTGTCTGCTTCAGTCCGAATACATGCACGAATCGGGCTTGCCGCTGCGGATTGTCGCAGCCTGCGTGGACTGCGGATTCAAAGATGCCTCAGTGCTGCGGTTCACTCGCGACCGTTACAACCGGCGAGTGTACGCCATAAAAGGACGGGCTGGGGAATCACCGATCTGGCCCCGAACGCCCAGCCGCAAGAATCAAACACCATTCTTTATGATCGGCGTTGACGCGGCGAAGACGGGAATCTATGACCGGTTGAAGATTCAGGAGCCTGGCCCGGGCTATTGCCACTTCCCGATCGGACGCGACCTGGCGTACTTCGAACAGTTAACAGCAGAAAAGAAATACACGCGATACTACAATGGGTTTCCAAAACAAGAATGGAAGAAGCAGGCCGGCGATCGCAACGAAGCACTCGATTGCCGGGTGTATGCCTACGCCGCACTATACGCGCTGTACGCAAGTGGATTGAAGCTGGGCGTCCACTGCGAACGCTTCGCCGCGATGGCGCAAGCCAAACGGCCACAGCCGAAACCTGTATCGCCGCCGGTGATAACGCCAACCGCGCCGGCCCCGGACTCTTCGAAGATGAATCCCGGACCTTGGATTACTACCCAACGTGAACGGTGGATTCCGCAAAGGAACTGGTTCTGACGCATGGTGCTCACGACATTAACGATTCAGCAGCTAACGGATTACCTGAACAGCCTTTACACCGCACTCGGAAATCCGACCGCAGAAGTACGACGTCCGGACGGCACCATGATCCGCTTTCGTACCGTGGATGAGATCCGACAGGCGATCGCCCAAGTCGAAGACAGCATTCGAAGCATGGGCTCGCAGAAAAGCAGCAAGTCCGCGTTGGCCCAGCATAAGCGCGGAGATGGGCCGGACCCGGCCGCCTTTCCGTGGTGGGAGCTGTAGTAATGCAGATTCGGCCATCTGCGCTTCAGTGTGATTGTGGCTCGGCAGTCCTGGTGATCGACAGCCAGGGCCATTTCACCTGCTCGAATCCACGGTGCTCGAATTACGAGAAAGTCTTTCGGCCAATCGAACTGAAAGCCGTTCGTATCCAGAAATCGTATCGCGAGATGGTGACCCAGTGAATCTGCTTGACCGGGCGATCGACTTTGTTGCACCGCGCGCCGGCTTCCGCCGAACACAGGCGCGGCTCGCCAGGCAGTTGGTCGAGGATTACGCCGAGCGACACTCGCGACGGTTCTCGTATGAGGGCGCCAGCGCGGGACGGCGCGGGTATGGCTGGTACGCGCCATCCACTGACGCCAACGTGGAACTGATGGGATCGTTGGTCTGGTTACGGAACCGCAGCCGCGATCTGGTGCGCAACAATCCGTATGCATCCAAGGCCGTTGAGGAACTGGCTGGCAATGTGGTTGGCACCGGCATTGTGCCACAAGCGAAAACCGGAGACGATGCCATCGACAAGATCATCGACGCCGAATGGCCCTATTTCGTCGAGAATTGCGATACACCACAACGCCTGGACTTCTACGCTATGCAGGCACTGGTGATGCGTACCACCGCGGAGAGTGGTGAATCGATCGTCCGATTCCGTCCCCGGCTTGCGAAAGACAATCTGCGCGTGCCACTGCAGCTCCAGGTCCTCGAGGCTGATTTCCTTGACCAGACCAAGACGATGGGGACGATCGGCGGTCACGTCATGCAGGGAGTCGAATTCGACCTGCTCGGCCGGCGCGTGGCGTACTGGCTCTACACGTATCATCCCGGTGGAGTGCTGATCCTGAACCCGCGCGGCGGAATCCTGAGCCAGCCGATCCCGGCAGAACAGGTCATGCACACGTACCGTGTGCTCCGTCCAGGGCAGGTGCGTGGCATTCCGTGGTTGCATCCGGTGATGCTGGCGATGCGTGACCTGGACGATTACGCCGATGCGGAGCGTGTCCGGAAGAAGATCGAGGCATGCGTGGCTGCATTTGTTGTCCAGCCGGAAGGAATCGACGGATCCTGGCTGGGTGTCCAGGGAAAAGATCCATATTCGCCGGCACCAGTAGAAAGCTTTCAGCCTGGAATGGTCAGTTACCTGAAGCCTGGCGAGGATGTGAAATTCAATAACCCGCCGGCTCAAGGTGGCTACAGAGAATATAAGATGACCGAGTTGCAGGGCATCGCGGCCGGCCTGGGAATTCCCTACGAGGTCTTGGCCGGCGACCTG